CTCATCGCACGTGCGCGGGTAAAGGTCTCGCAGATTGTATATGTACGCGGGTGAAAATCGTTTGCCCCACATCATTCCCTTTGCGTATGTAACCGCCCAGGCCGCACATGAGGGCTGGCTCCCCTGGCATCCAATCGCTGGGAGCCGTGCGCTCAGGTCTGCGTCTGCCAGGGAGACGGTTGGGAGTAGTAGTATCGCCAGTAGTATCAGCCTATTCATGCGCCAACCCCTGCCAGCGCCGCCGCAATCCCGCTACCTGCCGCCGCTGCCAATGTCAGCAGCGCCAGGGTCAGGACTGCGCCGACTAGCCCCCAGAACAGGCCGCCCGTGTCGGCTTCACCATACTCGTTTCGCCACTTCATGCCGCACCTCCTAGTCATTCCGCTTAATAAACCTCAACGTCATATATGTGCCGATAACCTGGCCTATCGCTAGAGCCGCAATCATGATAGGCTCTCGAACGTATTGTATCACCAGAACCGCCTTGAATATCGCTATGGCTCCCGCTGCGGCTGGGGCGCGTACTAAGTCAGCCCGGCTCACATAGTAGGCATAGCCGGTGTAAAACGACTCGCAGATGACGGCCATGACGAACACGAACGCTAGTTTGCCTATCATGTCACCAACTCCCAGAACATACTATCAATGCCAGTTTCGTCGCGTTCATTATGCCACTTCATGTCATCCTCCCAGTATCACTATTGCCGCCAGTGCCAACGCTATCAGCACCGGCAGGCATCCCGACTTTGACGGCGGCTCGATTCCCTTGGCCGTGCGCTCCGTTACCACGTAGTCGGCCAGGGCGTCGTCCCAGTCCTGGCGCGGTCGCTCTAACATGTGGGCCTCCTTAGAATAGTGTCGGGCTCTCAATGGTCGGGTCGTCTACCGCTTCAAGGTTCTTGCGCGCCTGTCGAAAGTAGGTCGGTTTTAGTTCAATGCCGATTCCCCGCCGACCAGCCCTGACCGCTGAATAGACCTCTGAGCCAACTCCCATGAATGGAGTCAACACGGTATCACCAGGATTCGACCACAGTACCAGCGCCCTGTAAATCACATCCAATTGTAACGGGTGAACGTGGCGTTCGTCCTCTTCGTCACGGCTCTCTTTGTATGGCAGCACATTCGACAACCGGATGTCATCCCAGAAGGCACTAGCATACTGTCGCCATATCCAATGAGAATATCTGTTCTTGATCTGATTGCCCTGGTAGTTCCTGAACTTCTGCAACTCAGGCGGGATCTGCCTCGAACCTGCGTACTCCGTCAGTCCGTGTGGATGTTCAATAGGTTCGGGATTCTCGCCGCCCTTGCGAAAGACTAACAGATAGTCGGCAGAGGCAACACCACACCGGGAGCTATCCTCTACAACGGTTCTGTGAGCTAGCTTCTTCGCCATTGTCCGGTTACGCACTCCGAGCGGTTCTTTCCAGACATGATACCGTGCAATGTACCTGAGCCCGTAACGGTCGTGTAGCCGGATGATGTCACCAGGGAAGTCGGCCAGATGGTCGCCGCCCGTGCCAGTGTTGCCGACTGGCACGTCCATACAGTGTACCGCTGTTACCCGTCCAGGCATTGTCAGCCGGTGTATCTCTTCGACCACAAAGCCATAATGCTCCATGAACTCAGGGTAGCTCCTGCAATTACTCAGGTCACGCGGGCTTGACGAATAGTGGTACAGTCCTGCGAACGGCGGGCTGTAGATTGATAGCCCTATCGACTTGTCGGGCAACTTCGGCATAACCTCGCAACAGTCGTCTTGATAGATTGCATATCGGTCTGTGATTACTTGCTTGTCATCCACGTTGGCACATCCCCTTTCGATTGCTCATATGTCTCTGCTATTGTCATTGATTGATCCATGTACCGTACTAGGTCGGAGAACATTCTATCAGCGGCCTTACCCTTCCGTGCAATGTTCGCCATCATACGCGAACCGCCGTCCGTGTAAATCATGTCAACCGTTACGGGTTTCTCCTGACCGAATCGCCAGAGCCGCCGGGTAGCTTGGTAGTACTGCTCATAGCTGTGCGTGGGGAAGTAGGTCATGTGGCTACAGTGCTGGAAGTTCAACCCGAACCCGAAGATGCGTGGCTTGCTAATCAGGACGCGCCGCTGTTCACCGCCATGCACAAACCAATGGGCCGCTGCCTCTTTCTTTTCGTCGGAGTCGGATCCCGTTACCTCGATTGCACCCGGTATCATGTCTCTCAGTGCCCTTGATTCGTCATTCAGGTGACACCAGAGCATTGAGATTTTATGCCCCTTGACTTTCTCGGCCGCCGCCTCGCATCGTTCGTGAATTGTGCGCCGTGTGGCCTCTCGCTCTTCGCGGAACGTAACCGCTGGCAGATCGAATAGCATCCCAGGCGTCGGCATGTTCGCCTTGACCTCGACATGATTCTCACTCAGTGGCGGTAATATGAACCCGTCGTCGTCAAAGCCCAGGTCAGCCGGACGCCTCGCGGCCCTGGCCCAGGATGCAACCCAACGCCAGAACGGTTCTTCTGCGTGGCCCTTAAGCCGGAACTTGTCGCGGGCGAACCGGCCCCGCTGGACTGCCGCCGTGTTGTTCTTGTTAGTGAAGAACCTCGTTATCATGTCTTGGTGTCCCAGGAACCCTAGCGCCTCGCTGGACGTGCCTAGCTCAATCCAGTCATTCGGTGCCGCTGTCGCTGTGCATAGCAGGCGGTAGGGTATCTTTCGCATGAACTCCGTAATCGCCGCCCTGCGCTTGCCGTCGAAGTTCTTGAGGATGCTGGATTCGTCACACACCACGCCCGCGTAGTTGGCTGCATCGAAGTAGTGGAGCTTCTCATAATTCGTCACCTGTACCGCCGTTGGATTCTGGCGTATGTCGGCCCTGTGCGCCTCAATGCCAAACTTCTCTGCTTCGTCTAGCGTTTGTCCTGTGACTGCCAGCGGGGTCAGAATGAGCACCGGTCTGTTAGCCTTGCGTATCACGTTTTCGGCCCACACTAGCTGCATCGGCGTCTTGCCCATACCACAATCAGCGAATATCCCCGCCCTCCCCAACCGGACGGCCCAGTCTACTAGCGCCGCCTGAAAGTCGAATAGAAAGTCTGGCATGAATAGTGGTTCAAATCCGTGCTTGACGCCGTGATCGGTCTTCGTGCGTAGAAACTCCGCGTAGCTCATCGCCCTCCCCTCCAATACGGGCACTTTGTATGCTCGCAGTCCTCACAAGCGTCGCCGCCCGTCCACTCTGCGATGATGCACGGTTCGGTCAACTCGGATCTGTCATCGGGTTCGCGTGGTTCGTCTGGCATGTGGGCCTCCTCTTTAAGATTCCATTCCTTGTGAAATCCGTCACAGCTCGGCTATTCTTAAAATGGGAGTGTGCAGGATTCGAACCTGCCCTGGGTGCGACCCCGCTCTACCTCAGTGAGCTACACTCCCTCAATTGCGGGGAGAGCGGGATAGCTCCTCCGAATCCGCTCTCCCCATGCCGCCCCGTCCCCATCTGACTAAATGCCAGCTCTCAGGCTTAGACAGCCGTGTCGGGATAGGGACCGCACATGTGCTATGCTAGTCCGTGAGCGCCTCTTGTGGTACGCCGCACTCTTGCCACTGCTCAGGTGTTAGGTCTGACAACGAGTCTCCCCGGAGCGTCCCGAAGGAAAACTTCTTCATCGCGACCTTTGCAGGGTGGACAAACTCATCTCGCATATTGAGGATAGGCATGGTAACTCTGTCGCCCTTCGCATCCTTCATTCTGTAGACTGCATGGCATTGATTGCATCTACATTCGGCGTGAACGAATCCCCACGTTAGGCCCGTCAAGGTTCCCTGCTTACCGCATATTTCACAGTGCCACTCCATAGATAGCGGCCAATCCATTCTACCCCTCCAATATTCCATCGTGCCTCTCCTTTGCTATGCTACCGCGTAATCACTGCGACTACGCGTCGTGCTTGCCGATCTTTGCCAATTTGCGCCGCAAATCTTGTAATGCATCGTCCAGGTCTTCGCGCCTAGCCTTGGCAATCACATCGCCGCTTTCATCAAACGCTTCGATCTCATATCCACTGGCCCAGTTCTCATAGTTATGGTAGGGCCGTGTGTTGAACAACTCAAATCCGCGTACAAGTGTGATTCGCACCTGTGGCCCGCATCTCATGCTATCTTTGCCAGGTGACAAATCACGAATCATTCTATCAGCCGCAAGCAATTGTTTCCACTGTTTGTCACTCATGCGTCATGCTCTCCCCTCCCGAACCCCAGGCCGTCTAGCTGCTCCTGGGACGCGGGGTCGAATTGCGCGTCGGGAAGCTCCTGCTGGCCCTGGTCTAGCATGGCCTGTCTCAGCACCAGATTAGCCTCTTCACAAGCGTGGGCCTTGAATGGGTAGTCGCCGGTCGCTTCGTCCTTGTCTTCCAAGAGCCAGTCGAGCAGTGTTGCAATCCAGGCTATGTCTTGCAGTTGGAGACTGCGTTCGCCCGTCATCCAGCCCAGGAACTCGTACCGGTTCGCCTTTGCGCCCTTGTTGGCTCCGAGAGCCTCTTCTAGCTTGCCAGCCAGGAGGCCGACCTGCTCTTTGCTGGGCTCATTCGTCCAGTCGCCCTTCTTGGAGACGTTGTACTCGAGGATCTCTTTCAGTTGCGCTGGTTTCCACGGACGCGGGGGCATCTTCGTCCACTTGCCATTAACGATGATTCTCTCTGGTTCTGAGTCGCCGCCGTTGCCCTCTGGCGATTCGTCCTTGATCTCCGTAACCTGGGCGTCCACGACGTCGGCTTGCATCATCTCCGTGTTGGTGTAGAGGCCGGATGTTTCAGCGGGGAACGCCTTACGTAAGGCTAGAGCCTCGCCGCACTTGGCAAGCTGGCCATGTGGCATCCTGCGCCAGAACGACGTCACTTTTCCAGCCTTTGTCGTCTGTACGTATTCTGCCCAACGTGCCGTGCCTGTAAAAGCGTACCGTTGACCGCCGACCAGCTTATAGACCGTGACCGTCGCCTGAGCCGGATAACCTTCCGGCGTCTTGCCTACAAAGACAGGCTCGTCGTTACCGGCATATCGCCCCGTTCGGTCTGCCATGAGTCGGTATCCATCTATGCCGGTCTGAATGGTCATGACCTTGCGGCCAGCTTTCTTGTCCCATCGCATCACGGCGTGAATCTGACGCATGAATGGGTCAAGGCCCGTCTTGCCAGCAACGTAGAGGAATAGTTCTAACTCGTCGTCACTTGCTTCCTTGCAGATGGTTCTTTTCAGCAAGTCGATCTTCTCAGGCGTGAACCTGAGCGGGGCCGGTGGCGCTGCGTCTCGAACCGCTGGTACGTTGTAGCCTTCCTTCGTCTCTGTCATCGCTCATCCTCCTCTTGAATCTCAAATATCTTCGCGGCGGGGAAGGCTGCCATAGCCACGTTGACCAAATCCTGAATCTGCGGCCAGTCGTCAATGCAGAACGCTATCTGGCGGTGATTCCTTTGGTGAATCACTGTAATTGTGCCGCCCTCCTCACATCTGGATACCATGTAGTCATCGTTGAAAAAAGATACGCTATCCAACTTAACCAGTGTCATCGCTCATCCTCCTTTAGCTTTGCTTCCCAATGCTCACAATACATCTGCCAGCCCGAATATTCCGTAAACTCGCAGGGTCTCCATCCTTCTGGTAGCGTGTCGCTGCTGTGGCGGCACGTGTAGCACGCCCTGGTCGCTGGATTCTTGTAGCAGTGTGATTCGTGCCGCTTCATGTTGCCCTTGTGGATCGAGGTCTTGCCGCAGTGGTCACATTGCCATGCCATTACCCTGTGCATCACTAATCCTCCTGAATAGTGTATCCCGCACCCTCTAGCGCCTGAGCATGGTCAAGCGCACCCCTGAAGCTACCCGTCAGCTCACCCCAATCGAGAATAGTGCCGTCAGCATTGGCTCCGAATATGTACGTCTCTGGCCCCGTGAACATCACATCTGAGGCAGAGACTATCACATAATCATAGCGGGCGACAACCTCCTCTTCGTCGGTATCGAAATCCCATCCCATCTGCTCAAGCGGCGGCGTTACGCGGTAGTGCTTCCAGTGAGCCCTAGCGATTGCTGGCCGTCCCATGTCCCTGATAAGCGTTGCGATCTTCTCCATTTCATCCTCCTGTTAGATGTAGAAAAGCCCCTTGGCCTTGTGCCGGTCTCTTGACGGGATTCCAGCGGCCTAGGGGCTAATCATCAAATTGAGTAGACCTTGCTTTGCCTGGAATCCCGTCAAGAACATTATAGCATACTCTTAGCTGCTTGTCAAGCTTTGCGAATTGACACGTAGGGCGATCCCTGCTTGCGGAACGCCAGCACATCCGGGTTAGCGACTGCGTAGCCCACTAGCCCCTTGGTATTCCAACTCACGCGGCCCCGTGTGTATTGCGCCTTGAGCGATTCGCCCTTGACAGTTTCGCCATATTCGAGAGTGGCTTCTTTGATGTTTACCTCTAGCTGAGCTATATCCAGATTGATATCAATCACGGCGGACTGATACCTGGCCTTCGCTTCCTCTAGCTCCTTCTCGACCGGTTGCATTATGGCCGCGACTTCAGCCTCATACAGGGCCAGTGCTGACGCTTGGTCTTCCCGGTCATTTGCTAAATCCTCTAGCATGTCTCTGATTTTGTTGCTCATTTCCCATTCTCCTTCGGCTTATCGCCCTTCACCCTGCTAACGTTGTCAGTCCACAGCACCCACCACTTGCCGGTCTTCGGATCGCGTGCCCCGATCTTCGTCGGTCTAGCTGCCATTCATCGCTTTCCTCTCTACCAACTCCAGGCCATCGAAGTTGGCACTCATGGGATTGATGTTAATCGCCTGATCGCCCCGCTCAAAGCACCAGGAATCACCGGTGTCACAGGGCGTATGTTTCACTGTCCAGATTATCCAAGAGCCCTTATCAAAACATTGCCGATCAAGCGACGCCGCATCATTCATGTGAATCTTTACCTTGTCGCCTTCTCCGATTCCTCT